ACGCATCAGAACAAAGTCCCCTTTTTTACAATAAGGGCCGCTGGGGAATCGACTCTTATCTGCATAGGCATCAGGGCCAATATCAATTACAAACCCAACAACAGAGCCAATCTCTTCCATGTCTCTGGTCGCTTGGGCCTTTATAATGCCGCCTGATGTTTTCTCTTCAGATGCAGGTAGTGTGATCAATATCTTGTAACCACACGGCTTGGGTAAAACCCGTGCCTTCTGGTCATCGGGGGCGTTGGCGTAATCCATATCCGGCATCTGTGCCAGTGAATCTTCAACGAAATTAACGCTGCGATGCGCACCATTGTTGATTGGCATCGGTGTTCTTTCGGCTTTCTTTTTGTTCATGCTATGGTCCCTGCAACTGGGAAAGCGCCCAGTGTCGCTGTGCGTTGTGGTCTACAACGTGTTCAGTCTTCCAAAGCTCGCTGTTGTAATGACCGAACTTCGCGTGATGCTACCTGAAGGCCTTTTATCTGCCCAGTTACATCACGGTATTCGTCTATGGTCTGACATGAACCAGAAGAAACAGATTCAGTTAAATCAGTAATCTTTTCATCATAAGCCAACAGCAGAACCTCAAAAACATCCACTACTCATCATCTCCAGAGTCTTGCTGCTGTTGACGCAGCTCATCCAGCCGATCCTGCTCAGCGATGGCTCGATCATATATACGGTCGGCAATCTCAAGCCCTGTGTTAAATTCCTCATGATCCGCTTTGGTTTTATGCTGGTCTTCTTTTAAGTCCATCTCAGCCGATGCAAGGTCACCCTTAAGCCCAAGCTCTTTTTCTTTCATGTGCAGCTTGGCCCATTCGATGGATATCTTGGCCTCTTTCTCTTTCATATCATCTTCGGACTTCTTCAGCTTGAGCAGACGTTCCTGAATACCAGCTTGAGCCTTGGTCTGAGAATCCTGCTCCTTGATCTCCAGCTCTTTCTTGGCCATCTGCAGCATGGGGTCTTCCTGTTCTTTAGCGTTCTTCTCAGCCTGCGCCTGTTTTTCAGCCTTGCCGGTCAACTGGTCTGCAGCAGGTGCCACCAAACGAGACAGTCTCAGCTCGATATCCTCTGGCAGCGGCATCTCTGGATCAGGCAGGTGTACACCCAGCTCTTTCTCAATCTGCTGGCGATACAGCATTGAAACATGTTCTGCGATATGTGCCGCCATTGCTGCTTGTACCACCGTTGCATTCGGATTCATCTGCATCATCTCGATCAGCTTCGGATGTTTGGAAGCAGCCACGTGTGTCTGGATATGAGCTTCGTGGTCTTGGTACAAGAAAGCTTTGACCGGTTCGCCAATAATGATATTGACGTTTTCACTGACCGGATCAGCTGGTTTCATATCATCATCAATCGGTATTACCTTCTCCACATCATTGATGCCCAGTACCAAAAGCATCTGACGGTGCAGGAACGGCATGTCGTACATCTGTGGTGCCTGAGAAGCCAGTTGTAATGCCGCCTGATACTGCATAATCCGTTGCGACATGGTGCCGGAATTAGGATCACTGACCGGTATCACGTCAATCCTGTCGTCAAAATCCTCCCTGATGGTGAACTCACCTTCAATCTCATAGGGATAGTCTTCAGGGCCGTTGGATTTAACCAGACCACCCAAAAGAATCAATTCCTTGCCCATGGATGCATGAATACGGGCTTGTACCGCACTCATAACCTTCATTTCTTTCTCAAGAATAGCCAAGGTGGTGCCCACTGGCGCTTCACCGTTCATATCAGCCGCTTTAAGGTCAGCAGCAGAGGCAAAACGCCTGCCCTCTTCCACGATATCCTTCAACAACTGATAAAGAACCATGGAAGGCTCTTTGTAAGGCATAAAAGCAATATTGTCGCGTATGGCACCCTGAGGAACGTCCACATCACGGAATTCACCCGGCTTGATCGGGGTGTCATCACCCTTGATACGCAAACCTCTGGTCTTCAGACCGCCCGGCAGGTTAGCCAAGGTGCCTGCATCAACCAGCTGCCTCAATAATGACGTTGCAGACTTAGCCAGACCGCCGATCATGTGAACCAGACCAAATCCATAGAACCCAAGACCCGGAAGGTACTGATAATGAATAAAATGTTCGCGTTTCAGCTTGGCTTGGTCGCTTTCTGCCCAGTTTCTACGAATCGCAAGCACCTCTGTTGATGACTTGTCAATCGTAACAATGTACGGTAACGCCACCCCAGTCAATTTCCCGTCTTTTTCATCCTCAAAGCCGGGTAAATCAAGATCAACACCCATTTCCAGCAGGATATGCCGATTATCCAGATCAACCGGTTGTGATTCTCCGGTGATTTTGTCCATTTTACGGGCAATCTCGGATATATCTGGAGATGGTTCAGCTAATTCTATGTCCCTATAAAAACCCTTGACCTGCATCTTGCGCACCCAGTTAACACTGCGCTTCATGATGTGAGTGCCACGCTCACATGTGGCCAGATCGGTGGTGGAATAGCTCACCACGTAATCTTCTGCAGGTACAAACGATGCTACAGGACGGCCCAAGGTGGGATCGAAATACACTTTTCGGAACGCCGCACCGGCCAGAGGTAAAGAAAACAACAACTGCTCTGTTTCATTGCGGTACTCGGTCATCTCCTTGGTACACAGGAAGTTCAGGTATTCTTTTACCCGCTCAGCCTGTTTTATTCTTTCTGGTGACTTGTTACCCACAACGGTGGTCTTGACCGGACCAGACGCAGGGAATATCTCTTGTATCGTCTGCGCCTGAAAACGGATAACTGACTCAGCCAATAACGGATGGAAAACACCACAGGCACCATCCCATGGTTCATCTCTTTCTTCAAAGGTCAGACCCAATAAGTCCAGACCCTTCATGTAGGTGTCTTCCCAGTCCTTACGGCTGGTTTTGTCTGATTCAAATTCAGCAATCAGATCAGATGACAGGGTGGTCAGTTCGCTTTCACCAAGAACCTCTGCAAGGTTGTCACCAAAAGCCACCTCCCGTAACAGGGAGGATGCATCACCAAAAGAAACCAGTGCCCCACCGTCTTCAGTCATCTGTGTCTCTGAGTCCGGTAGCTCGACCTCAACCTCAAGATCAGGCATAGCACCACGCATAGCCGCCACAAGCGGATTAAGGCTGGGTTCAATCATTAGTAATACGCCGCTCTTTTGCGTTTGATTGGTTCATCTTCCTCATCACTGTCAATTCTAAGAAAACCGCCCTGCCTGAATCGAGATAAGGCAATGGTGCCACTATCCACGTAATCATCATGATCCCCGTTGGGGAATGAGGCGAACTCATCTGAAACATCTTCAGCCCATCGGTGCGGTGTTCTCCACACAAACCCTGCGCTGAATAAATCAGAGATGCCGTTCACCCTTGAAATCTTGTCATTCGGGTTGGATCGGGTGCCACGATGAGGGGTAAAATCCGTTACCGGTATTCCCATCTGTCGTAACTCAAAAATAAGCGGCATTCCAGAGGCCTTGCCTTCTACAATAAAAGCATCCGGCTTACGGGCTGTATACATCTCATAAGCCGTTTTCTTAAGCTCTGGGAACTCAAGTCGTTCTTTATAGGCATCCAGCAAGATCACATTAGCCTGCTGACCGCCTTCCTCCGTGGTACGGTAAAACACACCCCACGTGGTACAGGCTGAATAATCTGCCCTCTGACTCTTTAAAAAGGCGGTATCCCATGCCTGAATAACAAAATCACAGGTCGGTGGTTCGTCCTCTTCCCATATCTTCCACCATTGACGCTTGACCAGTGCGCCTTCTTCTGAGGTGGGGTGCTGCTGGTACTGGGCATTCCACTTGGATGCAGGAAGCTCGTCTTTGAGCGCCTCCATCTCTTCTTGAGACCAGTACTCAGGCCACAGTACATTGCCGGAAGGCAGTTCCATGGGAAATTCAATCAACTCCCAGTTATCTGCCTTCGTGCTTCTGGTCGAACCCTTTATGATGCGCCCTGTAAGATCACGCACACCCCAGCGGGTCATGGGTATGACAATGGCTCCACCGGGCTGGAGCCTCTGTCTCGGACCAGAGGTGTACCAGTCATGAGCAGCATCAAATACCGATGGATCAGCCTCTGCCAGCTTACCCTCTTGTTCTGAGTGAGGGTCATCAATGATGAACAGATCAGCGCCACGTCCAGATACGGTACCGCCCACACCAATAGCGAAATATTCACCACCGGCTGAGGTAGTCCAGCGTCCAGCAGCCTTGGCATCAGCTGACAAGATCACGCCGGGAAATATCTTCTGATACTCCTTGGTGGCAATCAGGTTTCTGACCTTACGACCAAAACCCACCGCCAGTTCAGCGGTATTGGATGCCTGAATAACCATGCCGTTTGGGTAAGTGCCGAGATACATCGCCACCAGATAAATAGACGAGAATTCGGATTTTGTGTGACGGGGTGGCATGTTAATTATCAGTCGCTTTGTTTCTTTGCGAATGATGCGGTCATAGGCTTCTGCCATGATCCGGTGGTGTGACCCCTCGATAAACTGGGGCCATAATTCTTTAACAAAACAGAGGAATGATCCTCTGGCTTTTTCTACTCTTTCAGCTTCCTTCAGTTCTTCCAGAAGATCAAGAAGGGTTGCTTGTTCTGCTGCTGGCAGCTGCCCTATTGCCTGCAGCTGGTTTGCAGCTAAGTTCAGGCTTGTTCTGACGGTCATAGTTCAGCGGTTTCGTCTGTCTCTTCCACTTCCGTTGCGCCTTCCAGTTGTTCTACCAAATCCAGCAGGCAGGCGGCTTTATGCCGTGCGTCTGCCGTGGTCTGTATCGGTGCGTTGGATGCGGCAATAAGTAGCCACTGTGTTTGTTCTGGTGTCATGTCGGTTCAATATCCACAACACCATCAGCCGCAGCAGTGACCACCGCAGCCGTTTCAAATGTCCGTACAACGCCTTTCATGTGTGCGATAACAGCATCTTTCACTTCCTGCGCGGTTGCATCACGGGGGTCGCCGTTGCCGTCAACGGTGCCGAGTTTATTACCGAATGCGGTAACGACTCTGGCTGCGTTTGCTGCTGTTGTGGTGATTGTCATTACTGCCATGTTGGTTCCTTATGCGTATGTGACTTGTGCAATATCGACTTTGGCTACCCAGCGAATATTGGTTGCCGCTTCGCCCGTGACTTTGATCGCCAGTGCT